TCGTTGCTGGAGGCGGCGGTGGTGGTGGTTTCGGTTCTGGATTTAACGGAAACTTTGGATCTGCTGGTGGCGGGGGTGCTGGTGGAGTTCTAAGAACCGATGGATTTAATTATCCAGTCTCTGCTGGTTCATACTCAGTCTCTGTTGGTGGCGGCGGAACTGGCGGCACTGGAAATGGAATGGGTGCGCCTGGTCAAGACAGTTCATTCGGAACTCAGACTGCTACTGGAGGCGGTGGTGGTGCCCAGCAAGACTTCTATGGAATTCCTGGTGGTTCTGGCGGGGGCAACGGTACTGATGGTCCTGGATTCAACAACCCAGCAGGATCAGGTATTTCTGGACAAGGACACCCTGGTGGTACTGGTCCACCAACTCAAAACGGTTCCAGCGGCGGCGGCGGTGGCGCAGGCGGTCCTGGACAGAATGGTTATCCTAGAGGTCCTGCTCCCGCAGCAGGTGGTCCTGGATACGGTTCTGCAATTAGTGGTGCTGCTGTAATTTACGGCGGCGGCGGCGGCGGTGCTAACTACCCTGGTGGTCCTCATAACCCCAACGGTGGAACTGGCGGTGGTGGATCAGGAGCTCTGTCTCCTACTGCTAGCGGCAACCCTGGCACCGATGGTCTTGGTGGAGGTGGCGGTGGTGCTGCTGACCAAGATCCACGTAACTACCCAGAACCCAAAGGTGGTAATGGTGGTGGCGGAGTCGTAATTATTAAATACAAATTCCAGTAAGAAGACAAATGGCACACTTTGCAAGAATTGATCAGACAGGCACCGTAATCGGTGTAATCAAAGTCCGTAATGAAGACATTATGGATGAGAATGGAAATGAGGTGGAGCAGAAAGGAGTCGATCTGCTTCAATCCTTGTTCCCAAATCCTGCCTGGGATTATAAGCAAACTTCTTACAATGCATGTGAAGGTAAGCATAGAGTCATCAATGCTGATGGCTCTAGTACCTACCACACAAAAGAATGTTGTAGGAAAAACTATGCTTCAATTGGAGGCAAATATGATTATGTGAGAGATGCTTTTATCCCACAAAGGTATTTTGAAGGTCAGGTTTATCTAGATGAAGAGTGTTGTGTTTGGAGAGATCCTTTCCAAGTACAACAACGTCAAGACAACGAAGGAGGAAACTCTGGAATTAATGATCAAACTGATTACTCAGGAAATAAAAACATGGTTCCTGGAAAATGGGTTTGGGATATGTCAAGAAAAACATATGTGAATACTGGTGTATATGAAGCACCAGTCAAGATGGCAACTACTTGGAATGAAGAAACTCAAACTTGGAATGCCATTCCACAAGATACCGTAATTAACGCTGAATGATGCTATAATAAATATCAGTAGTTGATATTTGTTTTATGATTTCGTTATGGTTTCCGAAGGCAATTTTTTTCCAGCCCAATATTCTTAATCATAAACTAGAGTCTTACGAAGAGGAAATCAGGAACGCTCTAACAGAAGTTGGTGTGTCTAGAGATCCTCTTAAGAATGTTAGTTCAACACATAAAACAAGAGAGAACCTCTTTGAGGTAGCAAACCTAGATGGTCTTAGAAAAGCATTCTTTGACCAATCTAGGTTATTTCTTGATCAAATAGGATATAAAAATTTAGATAGTCTTCATTTTACTAATGTATGGGCAAATGTGAGTTATGAAGGAGACTATATTTTTCCACACAACCACAACGGATCTTTGATCTCTGGTGTATATTATATCAAATCAGATATAAATGAGTGTATTAAATTTTTCAATACACCATCTATGTTACCAGACCCAGATGTCTGGAATGAAAACAATCATCAATTTTGTCAGTATCAATGCATTCCTGGATCATTGATATTGTTTCCTAGTGATCTAATGCATGGTGTAGAGAAACAACATGCTGCTGAAAAAATTTCGATTTCATTTAATATGTCGCTATGAATGAATTTCATGTTCCATCTCAGACTCCAAATTTTATTGCTGGGTGGTATATTAGTGAGTCTGTGTGTGATGGTTTAATTCAATATTTTGAAGAACACCCAGGAAAGAAACCAGGAGAGACTGGGAGAGGTATTGATCCTGAGTTCAAATCATCTACAGATGTTTCTGTAAATCCCAGAAGTGAAGATCCTAGAATCTGTAATTACATGGACGAACTTACAAAAGTTTGCCACAGATATATGGATAAGTTTCCATGGTCTTCTAAACAGCAATCAGCTTGGGGAGTTAATACTGTATTCAATATTCAAAAGTATGAACCAGGAGAAGCATTCTTTGGTTGGCACAGTGAAAGAACTACCTGGGCAGATGTAATTCCATTTAGACATCTAGTATTCATGACATACCTAAATGATGTTTATGAAGGAGGTGAGACTGAATGGTTACATCAACAGATTAGAGTTCAACCAAGAAAAGGTCTTACTTTGATTTGGCCCACAGATTGGACTCATGTACATAGAGGAACTCCAGCACTCAAAGAAGTGAAATATGTTATCACTGGATGGTATACTTATATGCTGCCTAGAAGAATGATTGATTATGATGCATACAACGGGGAAAAATGAACTTAGAATATAGATACTGGTATTTTCCTGGAATTATTGCTCCAGAAATCTGCGATAGAATTATTGAGATTGGAAAGAATAAGGTCATTCAGTATGGCACTACTAATGATGTTAATTGGGATGAAACTGGAAATTATAACAAAGAAGATTTAGATAGTATTTTGCCAAAGAGAAACTCTCATGTCTCTTGGTTAACTGAACCATGGATCTACAATATTATAAAACCACATATCAATCATGCTAACGAAAAAGCAAATTGGAATTTTCAGTGGGACACAACAGAACAGGCACAGTTTACTATCTACAATCCTGGACAGTTTTATGATTGGCATCCAGATCAACACCACAAAACATATGGTGAAGATAATGCCTTCTGTGGTAAAACTAGAAAAATTTCAACCACTCTTTTATTAAACGATCCATCAGAATTTGAGGGCGGAGAACTGGAGTTTCAAACCACAAGAACAGAAACCGAAGTGTGTAAGGGTTTGGATAGAAAAGGATCTTTAGTTGTATTTCCCTCATTTGTATATCATAGAGTAAGACCAGTAACAAAAGGAACTAGGTATTCTCTAGTAACTTGGAATTTAGGATGGCCATTCCGATGATCTATGTTTCGCATATTAAAATAGAAGATTCTTTGTCTAAGAAATTGATCGACTATTTCGAATCTCATTTGACAGAAACATACATCTGGGATGAAACTAGAATCCTTAGTATGGATCAAGGTGGTATTGGACTTGGTATTGACAATGAAATCTACAGAGATATTTTAGACATAGCAAAGAGAGTCAAAGACTGTGTAGGTCATGACTCAAAGTTTGCAACTTTGCAGAATGCCGAGATTGTTAAATATCCTTGTGGTGCTCATAAAAACTTCCACAAAGACAGGACTAGAAAAACTACGACTGGAGCATCGATTACATATTTAAACGATGACTTTATTGGTGGACATACTGTAGTAGAGGGTGTTGATGTTCAACCTCTGCAAGGAAGGACAGTATACTTTGACGGTATGGAATTTCGGCATGGTGTTTCTAACGTAGTCAAAAGAGATAGATACACACTTTCTATGTGGTATGGGTTTGATGAAACCATGCCTATCAACAATGATTTTTTGGAGTTATAAAATGCAGATTATTGACAACTACTTAGACGAAGAATTATTTTCTAGAATTTCTGATTTTGTTTTAGGTTCACAGAACATTCCATGGTTCTTACAAAAAGATATCTCTGGAGATGGAGAAGAAGATACAGTGTATTTTACTCACTTGTTCCATGCAGAGAATACTATACAAAGTAACCATTTTAAATTTGTTGTTGAACCTATTACGTTCATGCTAGGAGCAAGGGCAATTGTAAGAGTCAAAGGAAATCTATATCCACGAACAGATGAACTTGTTTACCACAAACCACATGTAGACTTTGATTTTCCACATCAAGCTGCTATATTCTATCTGAATAGTAATGATGGTTATACTGTTGTTGATGGAGAGAAAGTTGAGTCTGTAAGGAATAGACTTCTGAAATTTGATCCTTCGGTAGAACATCAAAGTACAAATTGTACAGACACTCCATTTAGAGCAAACATTAATATCAATTATTTCGCATGACTAACCAACTCATTAGTCCTAGATTAGAATATTCTTTTCCAGATTATATTGATGTTCCAGTCTTAGCACCATCTGATGCTATTGCTAGATCTATACAAGATATGTTGAGGCAAGAGTTCAATGTTGAATGTGAGTTAGAATCTGTAGAGACTTCGGAAAACAAAGATGTGGTATCTCATGGAGATTTTGTTTCTTGCTTAGACTTACTAACAGGAGACTTGCATCACTTTTGTTTGGATGTAGAGAAACTCTCTGACATTAAAGTAGATTTCAAATTAGTCCCCAAGAAAAAACATTTCATCAAAGCTATGGTTTTTCGTTGGAAAAATACCAGAGACATTAGACATGCAAAATTTGACTTTTACTAGAATCAATGACCTTCCAGTAATCTACTGGAAGGATTTTTAT